CCCGCCATGCGATAACAGCGTTACGACGGTTCCGAATTAATACCACTGCGTCAACCGGATAGCATGCGGTCCATTCGAGCGCTTCAGCCTTCGTCCACGCCTTGTGAATGGCTACATCGTGTTCCCAATCAGCGCACACGGTGAAAGGGGCAAAGAGATTCTTAATGAGTTTCATTCGGTCGCTCGGTGTTTCGTTGGAGTGACTGAACTATAGCGCATGGTACGAAGTGGTACAAGCGTTATTTGTGGTTTTCCTGAAGATTCTTAGGGTTTGTAGTTCTTACTCGGTTCGTGTTTGCTTTGAAGAGAAGCGACCCCATTCCTACAATATCTCATGTGCGCCCGTCCTGGCCCCTCGCACCCCTCGCGCACCCTAATGCATCCCCTCGCACCCTGCGCTAATGCCTGTATCTACTAGGGCACACACGACATTTGATAGCTTATCTAGCGTTCCTCCTTTGTAATCAAGGACTTACGATCGGTCCGTGCTCGGGCTGGTGCCGTGCTGCGCTGCCTGCCGTGCTGGCAATGTACCCCCATAGGTCAATCTGAACCCTCTTCAAAAATGCCGGTAAAGGCTCGGCGTTGTTGTTGTTGTTCGACCTGTTGCGTGAGTGCAACGCTCCCCAGATTCCCAAAGTACCCCCCGGGACCCCCGAGGTACCCCCAAGTTGTTCCGCCCCCACTTAATGAAACCCTAGGACTTCTGGTACCAGAATGGGCCGGTGGGGGTAGGGGGAAAACCTAAAGATTAACTAAAGGTTCTCTATTGTCATTCAGAGCCTTTAGTTAATCCGTAGTTATAACCTTCATTATTATCATTAATGATTATTCTCCTTGGATAATCCTTAGTTAACCCTTAGACATCCTCGGATAATTAATGGCTCTCGAAAGCGCATCCTATATTAATGGTCTCGTTCCAACGAATCCCCTCGGTTCAGACCCAATTGCCTCTGGCGACGATCATATTCGTCTGATTAAAGCGGCACTCAAGAATACCTTCCCGAATCTCTCGGGACCGGTAACGATGAATCAGTCCCAATTGAATACCGCCATGCCCATTGGTGGAATCATTATGTGGTACGGGGGAGTAATCCCTGCAGGTTGGGCACTGTGTAATGGTCAAACTGTCGCTCGGTCGGATGGTAACGGTAATGTCACCACGCCTAATCTACTGGACCGATTTATCGTCGGAGCTGGTCAGGGTTATGGTCTCGGTGCAGTGGCTGGTAATGCGCTCATTCAGTTGACTGAAGCCCAAATGCCTTCACACGCCCACGACGCCGCTATGGATGTCCAAGGGAACCATACGCACCATGTGGTCGGTAATACCGGTGGTGCAGGCGGTCACAGCCACTCGATGCCGAATAACGGCTCGGTACAGGCTGGCTCGGATAACGGTGGTGCCAACTCCCCGGTCTCCACTGGTTACTCCTCGGGACGCAATCAGGCCAACACGAACCCGGTAGGCGACCACGCCCACTACTTCGAAGTCGATACGTGGGGTTCGGGTAATCACTCGCACAACGTCTGGACCGGAGTGAAGGGTGGCAACCAGCCGTTCGACAACCGCCCGCCGTACGTCGCCCTCTACTACATCATGAAGGTCTAAGCATGGCACTCGAAACCGCTTCCTACATTGCGCAGCTTGTGCCTGCCAACCCGCTGTCCACCGACTCGGTCTCCCAATCGGACGATCACCTTCGTCTGATCAAGGTGGCTCTGAAGAACACGTTCCCGGCCCTCGATGGCCCGGTGACCCTCAACCCCTCTCAGATGAACAACCCGGTCCCTCAGGGTGTGATCGTGCTCTGGTCAGGTGCCGTCAATGCGGTCCCGACTGGCTATGCGATCTGCGATGGGACCCAAGGGACTCCGGACCTCAGGGACCGCTTCGTGGTCGGTGCTGGTGGTGCATACACCAAGGGTGCCATCGGTGGCTCGGAAAGTACCGGCATGGCTGGTGCCCACACCCACACGGTCAACGCTGCTACTGCGTCCATCAACGTCACCACGACGAAGGTCGCTGCTGGTGCGGATGTCGATGCGATCACCGCAGTTACCCCTCAGGGCCACACGCACACCGCGAACCTCGTTGGTGACCATCAACACTCGTCGCTGCCTCCGTATCTGGCACTGGCGTACATCATGAAGTTGTAATCAATGCCGACTCTCCCGCTTCGCAAATTGGGGGCGGTGGGGGTCATCACTGATGCCAACCCCTACGACCTCCCGTCGAATGGTTTCTCTGAAGCCTACAACGTGATCTTCGACGAGGACCGCATTACGCGTGCTCCCGTCTTCAAACAGCTTTTCAACCCGATCCGCTCGGCCCTCTCATGGGACGGCGCTGCGGCGCAAACATGGGACGCCAACAACAATGCTTATGACTCTGCGGAAGGTGGCAGTGCGACTAACGCTCGCTTTGTGTCTTCGTACTCCGATGCGAATGTCGGAGAGTCGGTCCTCGTTTGCGACCGTGACGGCACCGTACGCGCATATCCGAACAACAACCTCACGTTCCTGACGCCTCCCTCGGGGACCATCACGAACGACAACGTCTGGTCGCACGCTCAGGTCGCTGGAATCTCGTACCTCACTCGTGCTGGCATGCGTCCGTATGTCCGCAACGTGGTGAACAACGAAGTGGCCTACTCGTATATCGCGGGTGACTGGGTCGCCACCGATCAGGCAGCTATCGTCCGTCCGTTCCTCGACTACGCGGTCATGTTCAACCTGACCAAGAACGGGGCGAAGTTCCCGACGATGGTGAAGTGGTCGAACCCGATCCAGTACGGTCAGGCAATCTCGACCATCAACTGGGACCCGGCGAACCCGAACTACGTTGCTGGTGAGAACGTGATCGCTGAGATGCGTACGGGTATCCGAGACGCTCTGGTGCTCGGCAACTCGATGATCATCTACAACCAAGCGCAGTGCTGGAACATGGAATACCGTGGCGACTCTGCGGTCTTCGGGTTCCGTCGGCTCCCGTTCAATGGCGGCATCGTCAACACGAACTGCGTCGTTGAGGTCGAAGGCAAGCACTACGTCTTCGGTGAGGATGACATCTACGTCCACGATGGTATCCAGAAGACCTCCATCGCTGATGGTCGTGTTCGTCGTCGTGTGTTCAACGCGTTCGACCGTAATCGCCAGTCCTCGTGCTTCGTGGTCCATGACTCCGTCGCCAACCTGATCCACTTCTGCTACGCAACCCTGCAGAACGAAGCTGCCTTCGCGAATGCCGACTTCTGCAACCAAGCTGCAATCTACAACTACAAGAACGACACTTGGTCATTCATGGACCTCCCGAACATCATCGGGGGTGCTGAGGCAACCGCAGCGCTCGTCAAGAACTCCTTCCCGGATGTTCAAGACAGCTACGACCTCTACAACACGAGCTACACGGCCTTCACCGGGATCACCCCGAAGATGCCGATCATGTTGTCCGTCGCTGACCAGAACGCAGGCATCACCGACACTCGAATCTTCGCCGTCGATCTCCCGACTGCTGGTCTCGTGAACCTCCCGGCTAACACCGAGGCTCTCAAGACTGCGTACGTGGAGCGCTCGGGCATCGCTCTCGACTCTACTGGTATCTCGTCACTCCGTGGCTACAAGCTCATCCAGAGCATGGTGCCTCAGATGTCCTTCGAAGATTCCTCGGGTTCCTTCGATGTGTCCGTAGGTTGCGCGGACTTGGTACGTCAGACCCCTGACTACAAGTTCAAGACATCATTCAACCCCTCGCAGGACTACAAGATCGACATGATGGTGGCAGGGCGGTATCTGGCCTACAAGATCAGCACCGACTCCATTTCCAACTTCCAAATCAGCGGCTTTGACTTCGACGTCAAGGGCATTTCCCGGAGGTAATCATGATTTATACGACGCCACTTCAGAACTACGTACGCAACACGGTCCCCTCGGACCCGGCTTCGCAAGCGGTGTATCTGAACCTAGAGCTTCGAAAGATCGAACAAACCCTGCAGTCGATTCAAGCGGCCCTCAATCAGATCGCCACGAAGATCGCCTAACCCATTCCATTAGAGAGAGTATGAAAAACTTCCTGCGCATCGCGGG